AGCCGACCGCCTTCTCCAGCTATCCAGAGATGTGGATTTACTGCGAGAGCTTTTGGACGAGGCGTTTGATCTGCTCGGCGGGGTCGATGATGCGGCAGAGCTTCGCGGCAAAATCCTTGGAGTGTTACCACCAGTATCGTCTGGCATATCTGAACAAGGGGAGATGTAGATTATGGAACAGGAGTATGGCGCATCCCCTTCGGGGACCGGGCCTGCGCCCTCCGGGCTGAGCCAATCTCCGTTGTCTCAGGCAAAGCCGCTAGTCCCTTGCGCAGAGGACGTTGCGCTCTATCGCGCAATGCACGCGATCTACGAAATCTGCCTAGAGCTTCAGGGCTTCATGAACTCGAAGCACGGCAACGGTGCCGATGGGCGCATCTGGCAAGAACTGCGCAAGATTTCGGACGTGGCCTTTTCGGCATGGGCTGATGCAACGCACTTCCTGCGGACAAACGAGAACCTTGCCTGCCCTGATTGTGTGCGACGTGCCGACGAGATCACGTTGGCGAAGTGGGGACCGGAGATGTTCGAAATGCTGCGCGGGCGCTCTGCGGCGGAAATAGAGCAATCGGAAAGGTCCGGAGCATGAGCGCGCCCGTACCCGGCGAGATCGATCCCGGCATCGCCCGCGCTGTCGAAATCCTTCAGGCAAATGGCGTCGAGACATTTGAATCGTGCGAGGGTGGCGATGGTCATGCCTTTCCAGAACCGACCGTCCGCTTTCACGGCACACCGGCAGCGGGATCTAGGGCGCTATCCATATGTATGGATTACGACCTTCCCGTGCTTTGCCTTCGCCGCGTTTGGTACATGGAATACGGCGAGCCGACTGGCCCAAAGTGGGAGTTAGTGTTCCGACACAAACTCGCGTCAGTCGATACCGACCCGGAGGGCCGAGACACGAAGTAGGCTCGGTGCGCAAGCATCGGTAGCGCGGTGCCGAAGGCAGACGCCCTAACCCCGCTTCCTCTTTTTAATCGATAGAATAAGCATTACCGCAAGGGCGTGGCAGTCCTCTATGGATAATGTCACTTCCAATCGACCCGTTTCCGGTGTGAATACCAGCTTTCCGAGCTCGATCGGCTTGGTGCTCATTTTTCCGTGCAGCCGTCGAGGATCTGTCTCAAACCGGCACCGTAAGCGCGGAGCCTGATGTTGTTGCCGGCGATCGTTCTAACGTCCTCGTCAGCCTTGCCGGTGAGCTTGTCGTGAACCTTCTCTGGCTCGGCAGGGAGCGCCTGGTTCTTCGCGACGCACGGCACCGTGACGTAGCGGGTCGTTACGCAGCCGGGGAGCAGCAGGGCCGCGATGACGATGAACTTTTTCATGCCGCTCGCTCCCAATGCCCGCCCTCCTGCGATTCATAGAGGCAGCAGCTTGTATGTCCGCAGCTAGGCTCGTCTAGGACGCAGATGATCTTGCCATACTCGGGCAGCAGATAATCAACGGTCGCCTCAGCGCCGACGATAAGCCAGCCGGGACCGTTCCTGCCGTCGAGTATGCGAACTCGGTCGCCCTTCTGAACTGACATAGAAACTCCTACCAAACCCACCCTTGTTCCGCAAGTAAAATCATGCTACGCAGGCCCATCTTTGCGAGGTTCACAATGAAGAACTGGCTTATCAAGAAGCTCGGCGGTTACACACGGCAGGAATATGCGTGGAATCGCGCTGAGTATGATCGAACTGTTGAGGCAATGCGCGCAGCCGGATCGGCGGTCTTCTTGGAACATGGCGTTTTGAGCAATTCGGAAATTCGCGGCACCCTTATTGTCGCGCCGGACAGCTACGCCACGCTGATGAACTGCCACTTCGAGATTTATGAGCCGCTAAAACTGACGAGCAAGTCTTCGCTCATTTCAAGCGTCGTGCGCTCGTCGCCAAACTAAATATCTGCCTTCAGCACTTCATCTGGAGTGCGGCACTGTCCGGGTAGCGGAGCCTGTTCCACCTTCTCCGCCCGCTTCTCAGCTTCGCGGATCGTTCGCGTCACCACCTTGATCTTCTCTTGCGTGATGACCTTCTGTTCGTTCTTCGCGGTCGAGATGCGGTTGAGTTCGTTGGTCAGTGAAACCACGCGGTCGTTCAGCTTATGCGAATGCCGCTTCTCGATCTGAAGCCCGATACCGAGCATGATGCAGAGGAACAGCGATCCGCCGAAGAGCCATTTCCACAGGGCGCTAAGCATGGCACACCGCCGTATTGGCAAGCGGAACCGAGTAGCTAAGCCCATTGGGCATGTCGTAAGCGTTAATAGTGCCGACGACCTTGCCGGTTTCCGAGTCTAGAACCGCCCCACCAGATTGCCCAGGAATGACAACCGATATTCCCTTGAGGATCGCATAACCGTCAGTCGTCGCCCCCGTGCCTTCGAGCTCAACTCTCGTTAGCTGATCCAACCCTCGCGCATGGCCCCACGCCTCGTATTTGCGCCCCTTAACAAATCCGCCGCAATCCACCTTGAGGAACGGCCCCTCGGAATCCGAGATGATCGAGAAGTCCTGGTCGGGAGCGGTATAAACGACCGTGATCTTCTTCCCGTTGATGTAGCATTCGGGATAGTTGGTGACGTGCTTAACACTTAAGAGCAGCTTGCCGATGCGGAACGCGCTGCCCATGCTCCAGCCTCTAAGGACGGGCCCCGAATAGACCGGACAAACCACCTTGGGGATTTGCTGGTCGAGCAGAGGAACTGCGGGCGCGACTGATGCCGGCGCGGCCAACAGGGCCGCCCCGACGAGGGCTTTGAGCATGGCAGATGCTTTCGGTTAGAGGTCTTTCAGGCAGAGCGCCCGTTCAGCCGCGCGCCGCCTCACAAGTCCGCGGAGCTTCTTTCCCTTCGCGGTTTCGTACCAGCCGACAAAACCGTTGCAGCCCTCGGCCCACTTGCCCTGATTGAATGAGCGAGCCATGCGCGACCGGCAGAAGGCGGCGACTCCAGCATTGTAAGCGGCGTCGATGGAAGCGGCGAAGGCGTGTTTCCTGTCCACCAGTCCGGGGACGCATTTGAGGACGGCGGGCGCGTAATCGTGCTGCTGCCGCGCTTCGAGGAGAACCTGGCACTCCTGCGGCGTATAGATCCGCATCTCGCGCTCGGTTTCCCCGAAGCACACAGTTGGCCGACCGTCACCAGGATCGGCGTAAGGCTTCGTTCTCAGTCCCTCGAAGTGTGCCGTAAGTGCTGTTGCGGCCAGAGCGCAGGCGGCGACAATCGCCGACTTAGGAGCCGGTTTTCGCGCGCTTGAGGGCATGATTTATAAAGAGAAATACGCCGACTGCGGCGGGAAAGATCGCCCATTCTGGGAGCGATTTCACAAACGACTTCACGCTGTCCGGATAGGCCGCATACGCGGCTGAGGCGGCAGCGAACACAGAGGCAAATGCCTTGTTGATTCCGCTTACCGCCTTCAGCCACGCATCGCGCCCGGCAGATTCCAGACGATCGAGGAACGGCATTAGGCAGCCGGATCGACCGGGGCTGGGGCAGCGGCGGGTTTGGTGAAGTGCATGATGAACGCGGCGACCGAGAGGGCTGCTGCGTTGCCCAGCGCAACGCCTTGCACGTCAACGCCGGTCGGCAGCACGACGCCGAATCCCATGAGGCCGTTGATGATGTTGATGAGGACAACGCTAACGATGCCCGCATATTGTTTGACGGATTCCATGTGTTTTCTCCTTGATTTGTCGTGTGTTGGGGGTAATTGGTGATGGTCAGCGTGCCGAACGCTGTGGGCCTCCGTCAGCGACTCCAATCATGGCGGAGGCCTTCTTTCTCTTGCCGAGCCGCCACTTGGCGCACTTCTGGCACTGAAGCCGCTCAGTCCAGAACGAGGCTGTCTTGTGGTATCCGCGCAGCTGAGCATGGCCGCTGCCGCATGACGGGCACTCTCCGCGCCCCATGTGCGGGTGATCGACCAGGTAAGGCAGGACGCGATTGTAAACGTCCTCCAACAGCCGAACGTCCCCGGCGCAATATGTCGCCATCTTCCGCCGTGCCTTGGGGCATCCGTCCATCACGTCGATCCACATTTGCAGACCTTCGTGCTTGACCTTCTGGCCTAGGCCCAGAAGCGGCGCGATGTAGTCGAGCTTGTTGCAGATGAAGCCCATCTTCCGAACGGCTCGGTAGATGTCGATCTGCGTCAGCTTCGGCGGCGGCGGCATCCTAGCCTTGAGGAAGTTGCCCATCAGCTTGGGAATGTCGAACGAGGCCCCGTTGTACGTCGCGACAGCTTCGGCTTCGCAGAGTTCGGAATGCACTTCCTGGAGCATCGCGTCGTAACCGTGCTCCCACTCGGAGAACACCCGAACCTTGCGCTCTCCCGCCCACTTCAGGCCGACGCAGATAGTTCCGCCGTCCTGCTTGATCTGCTTGTGGGTGATGTGCTGGTCTCGAATGCCGAACGAATAGATCAGCGCCGGCTTGGTCTCGATGTCGAGGAAGAGAATACGCGGTGCATCGCTCATGGTCCCCCCAGAGCTGTTAGGCCAGATCGTCCAGAAGTCGCTTCAGGTCGTCGGGGATCTCCTCTCTGAGAGTGTCGTCCAGGTGCTGCCGGTAGGTGCGTTCGCGCTTGTCAGGGATGATGCGCTGAGGCTTCACCCGGAGCGCCTTGGCGTAGGGGTTTCTCATTCGTCCCTCAGCTTCCGATTGTTCAGTTCAATGAGTTGGGCGTTGATCTTCTGCTGTTGGCGGCTTTCCATGATCCGCATGGCGAACCAGACGACCGCGAGAAGTGCGGATACTTGCGGAAGCCAGCTAAAGAAGGATGCGATGATTGCCCCGATCGAAAGCGCATCGCCCGTGTGCTTGGCGGTGTCGCTCAGAAGATGAACGGGGTTCACGGGAGCAGTCCCGAAAGATTACGCATGGGGTAACTCCCGCTTGAACGGTTGTTGATTTGTGTTAATTGTTGCGCCCTCTGCTCGGGGCGGAGGGTTGCATATGCGTTTGTTTCCGACAGTTTCGCGTCAGCTTGCGGGGGTTGCGGCAGAAAAGTGGATCGCGCTCCCTGCAATCATCCTCATCGATGGAATGATCTTGCTGATCCTCGCGCTGGACGCGCTTCAATACTTCGGCGTGTTGGGTTAGAGACCATGAGCGCTCTTAACCGCGTATTGCGCGTTGCGTGTTTTCTGTTCTTCTTCGCTCTTTGGGTGGCCGGATCGATATATTCTAGCTAACCGACGATCCGCATCGTAAAGCGGCAACCGTCAGTCCCGCTATTCAGAACGCCCGTGGTCGTACCGCTCTGGACGGCCATGACGAAATAATCGCCGGATGAGAAAGCCACTGGCCCGGTGGGGACTGTGAGCCACACAGCAGACGTGCTCGTTGCAGTCATCGCACGCCAGACGCGAAGTTGGGTATTCGATGAGTTATACTGTTTGACGAAGACGATGCTATATGTCGTGGTATTTGTGTCGCGCCTGAAGAAGCCTGTCAGCTCGCAGTAACCCGACCCGGACATTGTGATCCGACTCGTATTCGATACCGTGCTGTGGAAGCCGTCAGTGTCGAAATGCTCGCTATCGAACGAAACATCCTCCGGCGTGTTCGCTGCCGAGATCGTGAGGTCCGAGCTTCGGTAAACCGATACGCCCTGGAATGCGGCCGATCGCAGTCCCTTCCCGAGATTTGTCGCCGTGACATTGCGCGAATTGCCGCCGGTTGCGGTTTCCGTCTCGAATAGATCGCCGCTCGCGATGGACGTTACCGCTGTAAGGTCACTGATTTTCTTGTCGGCCATTTAGATCGCTTCCTGAATTTTTCTGGTGTTCCCGGCTTCGTCGCCGGCAAGGACGCGGCGGTCCGTGCCGCTCTGCATGTCGCCGGCCGTAGCGCGGTAATTCTGGGTGATGGTCAGCTTGGTAAGGATGATGACGCCGCTGCGGCCGTTGGCGGTCGCTGGAAGCCCGCCAGAGAAGAAGCCCCTGCCGCCTCCGCCCGCGCCGTAAGTGCCGCCCGTTCCTCCGGTCTGGTCTGCCGCTCCGTTCGGTGAGCAGCCGCCAGAGCCGCCGCCCCCGCCATATGTTCCGTCAGCCCCGTTACCGCCGCTGCTCGTTGTTCCGACGCCGCCTGCGGTCGTGCCGCCGTCGCCAGTCCCGCCAGTACCTCCGGCCCCGGTGCCCGCTGGCGTATTGGACCCATTCGCTCCGGCACCAATAGGTCCGCCAGCACCGCCACCGCCCGCACCACCAAGCGCAGCCGTTCTCGCTCCGCCATTTCCGCCGTTCGCGACAGTGGCCCCGTTGACAGCGGCGTGACTTCCGCCAGCAGCTCCGGCCAGGCTCGTGCCGCCCGCCGATGAACCGCTTGCGCCGCCTTGCGCGTAAGCCGTGGTCGATGCGCTAAACCAGGTGTCGGCCGTTCCCGGCGAGGCAGATGTCCCGACACTGCCGCCGCGCGTCCCGACCTGGTAGCTGATCGATGAGCCCGCCGTGACGAGGATGGTATTGATCTTCTGGTATTGCCCCCCGCCTCCGCCTACGCCAGCGCCGCCTCCCGGCCCGACGGATGCTCCGCCATCGCCACCGCCGCCGATGCACTCGACCCTGACCGCCTCCCACCCAGCGGGGACGGTCCAGCTACCAGAGCCGGCAATGCTGATGACCAGAGTGTCCCCGCCCGCGAACGGGTAGGGCATCGCCTGAACGATCATGCGGTCCGCTTCAGGTGCGTCGCAGCAAAACCGACCACGCTAGCCGCACTGACCTTGAGCCACGCGCCAGCCTGAAGGGTCGCCGGAAGGCTCGTCGAGCTAAATGTGGACGGAGCCGCCGCAGTCGATTTAGAAAAGGTGATCGTCGCCGTGCCGATCGCCGCATTGCCCTGGTCAATGGTCATCGCGACAACCGCTGGAATGTAGAGATCGCCGCTGGAGGTGAAGTTCGGGGCCCACTCAGCCGGAACAGCAAGCGAAGATCCGGCATTCGACCATGACGAGCCGTCGAAGACGATCTCTATGTCTTCGTCGTTGACGTAAGCCCTAAACCCCTCTTTGGCAGTGATGAATACCCATGACGTATTCTCGTAAAAGGCGATCTTGCCGTCCTTGCCCGCCCAAGCTCCGGTTCCGGTGGCCTTGACGAGATAGCAGTCCCCATCGGCGGGAGAGCCTGGAGGCGTGGAGAGGTCGCGATCCTTGAACACGAACCGCGACGCGCCCTGCTCGACATAGCGGATTTGCTCGTTCACCGTTGTTTCGGGCGCGGCTTGTCCGCTCGTGAGCTCGGGCGCTCCGAGACGAGGTGTCGTCATAAGCTGGCTTTTTCCTGCTGTTTATGCTAGTCAGCGGCGATGGCTGAATTGCAATTAAACGTTCACCGAATCTGGTTCGACAAGCGGACAGTGTGGGACCGTGATCGGGGCTGCGTTGCCAAACCAGAGGTCCGGCGCTTACTCATCAAGCGCATATTCAATGTCGATCTGGACCTAGGCGGCTAGCGCGTAGCCCCGACCAACGGCATCGCTCAGTTGGTAAGCGTTTATCGTCGGAGGCGTCGGGAGAGTTATTCCGTCCGCCGCCGCCATCGCCGCGGTGTAAGTAAAGGTGTTCGTTCCGCTTACGCTGATGGTCCGCTTGAGCGTCGCGCCGTTGTAAACGTCGATCTCATATTCTTCGGAGTTTTCGGACAGCGGGATAGTTGACCCGCCGACCCAAGACCCGCCGACCCGTGTGCGCCGGTAGATCGTTCCGGTGAGGTCGGTCCCGTTATACGTCCATGTCACTCTTGCCGGAGCGTATGGCTTCAGCGTCGCGCCGGAGTATGGGTCAATATTGATGGCAACCGCCGCATCAATCGCACGACCGATCGATTGAGCCTTGAACGAAAGACTGTCGCCAACATCATCGGTTCCCAGCTCCTCGTTCGAGAGGCTGGACGCGAGAATCCACTTATCCCCTATTGTATGTGTTCCGGTGGCCCACTCGGTCCCCCTCCGTCCGCGCTTGAAGCCGGAGAGCGTGTAGCTTCCATCCCCCTCAAGGGTGGCGGTCGTGAAATTGAGATATTCGTAACCGTTGGCGACGCTGCCAAATGCAATCAGGTTCAGCGAAGGATCGGCGTCGATATCCGCTTCCGTAACCGAGGTTAGCGACCCGGACTGGAGCGTGACGTTGACGCTGTTCCCGCGGTCCCACAGCCACGGCGAGTTGACATTCGGCAGAGCCTCGTTGGCAGTGCCCCATGTCGCCCCGGTCGTTACGGTTGCGAACAGCTCGTCATACGTCCCGTCATCGCCGCGGAATATTCCGGCCCCCATGAAGGTGACGTTCGCCCACGACCCGGCCCCGGTATAGAGCAGGGGGTTCACGTCATTGTCCGCATCCGCAATCAGCGGCCCGTCGATGACAAATCCCTCGACCAGGGACGGAATGGTAATGAACTCATCGTCCCGCGCGCCCATGTCGGGGCCGGTGGTTGCTGTATTAAGGGCAGCAAATGAGGTCTCGTCCCTCGTGACGGTGCATTTCAGTGCGCCGCCGGAAAGGGTGATCTTGTCGAACCGGACGTTCCTGCTTGCCCCATCGAGAGAGACCGTGGTTACGTCCGCAGGCTCCTTTGCAAGATACTGAGCCGTTAGCGAAAGGTTGATCTCCTCGCGGCTGTTCCACACGCGGCGGAAATACCTGTCCGCGAATTGCTGCGCCTCGTCGGCAGTGGCAACGTAGGTCGAGAGGTCGATCGTCTCTTCCCGCTGCGAATCCACGGCGTCGAGAGGTCGTTGGGCAATGACCGTGTTGACCTGCTGGTCGTGATTCTTGTCCGCGAAGTTGAATGTCACCTTCTTGGGAAGGTCGGTATCCTGCTTGATGGTGACGGTATATCTGGATTGGTCGCGAACGAAGTCTTCGGTCAGGATCGTCCCCGACGGAGCGGAACCCCTGTTGACGAATTGCACCTGGAAATCATGTGGCCTTGCGTCAACGTCGTGGATCGTCAGTAAGGGATCGATCATGTCCTTACCGGACCCTTGGGTGACCGAGTATCCTTGCACAATCTGTGTTAGGGCCGTCGTGTCCTTGTCGGTCAGTCCGCACCAGCCGCAGACGCTATCGACAATCGCGCCCAACTGGACGCCGGCAGAGGCGATGCGTTCGAGATAGTGGATGTGGATGTTGGACGTGGAGGATTCGCCGGTCCAGATCGCATGGTTGACCGGATCATAGGCCCAATCGGCGCGGGTGAAGTTCGACCACAGCGTATAGTCAAGCGACTGGATGAGGGAGGCATCTTCGAGCGAGTATTGCTCGTAAACGCCAGACCCGCGATTCCACACCGTCGAAAGGTAGGGATTCTGCTCCGCGCAGTTCTTCGGCAATGCGTCAGAGAATGGAGCGACGCCGCTCGTCTTTACGGTGAAGGTCGTGTCATCAATCGTGTAGAACTTACCGTCCGACACGACGAAGAAGTGGTTGTACTCATCGACGTGGCAGATATACGCGGTCGATGGGCCGGAACGGCTGACCAGCCCGGTAATGCTGTGCGACCCGCCTAGCCCGGTTAGATCCTCAATGACGAAATCGCTGCTGGTCCCCGTTGATTGAAACAGGCCCCAGAACGTGCCGCTGGAATCGGCGCAGAAGTCTCGCGCCGAAAGCGTGTGATTTACTTGGGTCGTGTCCCGGATATAACCGGCAGCGGTCGAATACGCGCCGTAAAGGATTCGCGAGCCCGACGCATTTTCGAGCACCCGCACGCACGCTATGGACGCGGGTGACGCGCTGATCTCGGCTAGCGCCGGATTCCCGAGCGGCGGTGTTTCTGCATAATAGACATGCCCGTCGATCTTCTGGCCGATCTGGTAGGCCGTCCCGTCAGATGCCAAGGACGGAGGTGGAAAGCCGCCAGTGGCAAAGTCTGGAGAGGGACTGAGGCCGACGTTCGTTCGCGAGGCTACGTCCCACCATTCGAGCTGCCCACCGGAGGAACCACCAGAATAGGCCATCCAGTTGCCCGAGGGGCTGAACACGAAGTTGCTGCTCGCGGTGACGAGCGATGTGGTCTTGATCTCGTATGGGTAGTTGGAGCTCTTTACCGAGACCGCTTCCACCGTGAGCTGCGGAATGCGATTGCCGAAATCCTCCAGCGGGATTTCCTCGAAGACGATATACGCAACGCCCCGGTAGGCCGGGCAGGAGTCAGGACCGTAGCGGTCCTCGCACCATGCCTGCATCCTGCGATCGATGGCCTGGGTTTCTGTCCCCAGGTAAATCCTCATGTTGTGGCCGTCGGATACCTTGACCGGGCGAGACAGCCACTGGAGGATGCTCGCCATCGAGATCGGGCCTTCGCGCGTCCGGTCATAGACCAGCCGGCGATCCATCCAGATACGCGTTACGGCGTCGATTTCCTGGTCCGCGATGACAATCGCGAACGTGCCGTAATATTTGTAATTGTCGTACTTGCCGCCCTTGGTCTTGGTGGTGGTGTGGACCTCCTTCAGATCCTCGGCCCAAATGATCGGGCACTCGAAGCGGCGCTTGCCCCAGAACCTCGGGATCGGCGTTCCGTAATCGGCGGTGGTTACGGTCAGTTCGTCAAGGCGTGGCCCTTTGATCCGCTGGCTCATCTGCAAGCCAACCTGAAGGGCTGTCAGCGCGACAGTGGCCGCCAGCTTGACGGCGAAGTTAATCATTTGCGCCTCTTCGGACGCCACACCGAATGCAGCGGGTAGAAGTGAAACAGCACCTCCAATGCCGTTTTCTTCACATAGGCTTTGGACGCGATCTGCGTATGAACCGCCGAGTTGTTGCCGACATAGATGGCAAAGTGGCTCGGGCGGCCCATGTGCTTGCTGAGGATGATGTCGCCAGGCTTGATCGTGTCGATTGTCACGCGCCGAAAAAGCTTCTGCATCCCTTCGAGGATGAGGCCGTGCGGCAGTTGCCGGTCATCGCGATAATCGGCGACATTGGCGTAGAAGCTCTCGGCTTCCGGACGCCCGAGCTCCCTGAACACGCCCGAGATGAGGCCCTTGCAGTCTGCCCCGACGCCCTTCTGCGATTGGCCCCACGCAAACGGCGTTCCGACCCAATCCAGCGCCTCGGCCGCGACCCGCTCGCCGAACGTCATTTGCCCTTACCGCCAGACGAGCTGCCCATTCCAGGAATGGCGGGCTTGAGCACATCCTGTCCCGGAACTTCGGGAAAGCCGCGGAACCACTCGATCGCATTGTGCGCCATGCAATCCTCACGCGACTTGCCGCAGCCGTCCTTGATGGTGAACGTATCCCCAACCGAAGGGGTCACAGCGAGAGGAGCGAACAGGATAATGCCGCCCGCAGAGGTCCAGTCGTAAATCTCGCAGACGGCTCCTGCATTCTCTCCGGTCAACCCGGTAACGGTGCCCTTGTTGAAGAAGTCGTCCGCATAGGTGCCCGTGAAGGTGACGACGAACTGCATCGCGTCAATCACTGACCAGACGGTTCCGGTTATCTCCGTGGCGACGGCGAAACACCTGATCTGATCGGCGAAATCTGCGTCGCACTGATTAGTGAGCGTGCGGCCTACGGTCTGGTTGAGCCGGTCCACGTCCGAGCGTATTTCAAAGACGAACTCGCCGCCCTCGATTCTCGCTTCTGAGACCGTTCCCTTGAGAACCTTGAGCGCGCCTTGCGACGTGTCTTTCCAGTTGACCTGGAACAGCCTTGCAACGGCGCGGTTGAATACCCCTCCAAGGATGGACGCCAGCGTTACCGTGTCGCCGAGCGGCCCGCGCACCTCGAAGTTGTCGGCATCGAGACCCGCCGACATCGCTACGTCTGACGTGAGGATTCCCGTTCCAGACGAATAGGTGACGGTGCCATCCCCGATGTCGTAATCAATGTCCTTGTCGTGGTCCGTGATCCCGATGGTCGTTCCGTCCAGAAGATCCAGCAGGAGCATGTTGCAGCGGGTGTGGGAGCGTGTCGCGAGATGTCCGGTGAACGCTGCCGTCAGCGTCTTACTCACCAATCACCTCCTTTAAGGTGATCGTGTCGATGTGCCGCAGCATGGGCGCGGGCGCGGTGATCTGTAGCGGGGAAGCGAACCGGACCTTGACCAGCTCCTCATCCACGAAATCGTAGAAATTGAAGGTATGCAGGCCGCGCTCGGTATCGGTCCACATCTGCCGCAGCGCATCGTAATCCGTCGTGGAATCGTTGAGGTTGACCGTGGGCATGGAGAACTCCCACTGCCGCGCTTCGTCCTCCGCACGGAGATTACGGACTTCCTTGCCGCCGTCCGTCGTGATGACTTCGAGGCTATCCTGGTTCTCGACCCTCACGGCCCCGATCTCGATGTTGCGGGTGAGTTGGACGTTGAGGTGCATCAGCTAATGCCCTTCGACCGGGCGCGGGCCATTTCCGACTGATAGCCAGCCGCCGCCTGCATCCCGGTCTTGCGGGCTTGCTGCGGCGTCATCTGCGCGTAGTTGTTGAAGATGAACTGTCCGCCGTGGCGCTCGTTGTCGTTACCGATGGTCAGCCGCTCGCCGTAATTCACATTGGCAATCGGGATGTCGTTGAGCGATAGGACGTTCTTATCGGTGCCCGTGCGCCCGAGAATGTTGAACGAGCCGCCGCCCGCGAAATGGAACGGTGTTACGGGCGTAACGTCAGTCAGCGTTGGAACGACACTCGATCCGCCGATCATGCTGAACAGCATCTTCTCGATCTGGAGCTTGATTAGCTGAGCAAGGATGTCCTGGATCGCCCGTAGCGCAATGTCGCGCATGGCCTTCCAGCCCTCGCCAACGTGGCTCAGCGCATCGACAATGCCCTGCAAGCCCTCCACCTCGATCCCCTGTAGCGCCTCGTTGATCGTGGCAGCGTCGTGCGGGATGGAGTTGAGGTAGCTTTCCAGCGGTCCCGCCGTTTGGTTCATCACCCCTTGGCGGTCATTGGCGTAAGTCTTGTTGAGATTGAGCAGATCGCGACGCGCATCCTCGATGGCCGCTTGGTCCTTCGAATGATCGATGATGTCTTGGAGGGCCTTGCGCTTTTGCTCGTAGGCGATTTGCAGCAGTTCGAGTTCGATCTTGCGGCGCTCGTCCTGCGTGGTCGCAATGGCCTCTTGGCTCTGAAGGACATCGCGCCTGCGGTCGAAATCATGCTGCGCGAGCATGGCGTTATCGCGCTCGCGATGCTCCGCCTCATCCTGAATGAGCTTCTGGCGCTTGAGACTGTCCGCCTGGTCGTAAAGCGCGAGGAGCGCATCCGCTTGCGCCTTGGTCTTGTCCTTGGACGCAACCTCGTAATCTAGCTGCGCCTTGTATGACGCCCGCTCGGAGTCGAGCAATTGGACCTCTAGCGTCGTCTGCTCGGAATAATCGGTTGAGAGGTCTTTCTTTGCCTGAAGGATATCCTGCTCGGCGTGCAATTGTTCTTGCAGGAAATCATTGGCGTTGCGGAGCAGTTCGAGGCGCTTGCGCTCGGCGTCTTCGGCTGAATGGTCCGCCTTCTTGCTGCCACCACCGCCGCCACCGAGGAAATTGCTGACCGTGCCGCCAGTGGGGCGCGGCGTCTTATCGGCAAGCATGCCGGCGGTTGCCTGATTAAGGCGATCATGGAAGGCATTAACGCGAACGTTTTGCGAATAGCCCTTGCCGAATAGGGCGTCGGCGATCTGCGGATGGGCAGACGCGAACTGAGCCGTTTTTTGGAGTGCGCCACTGTAGAAGTTGCGGAGACCCGCGAGGGCGTCGGCGGCAGCGCGGGCGACCTGGCCGAGAGCTTCCGCAAGAGAAAGAATGGCGTCCGAGTTGTCGGCGACAATACCCGCCAACCGGGCCTTTAGGACAGTCTCAAGAGCCCTGATCTTGTCGGCTGTATGGTCCGCATTCTGGATCTGCTCGTCCGAAAGAACGATGCCCAGCTTCTCGGCGGCGTCTGACAGTTCGTTGAGCCGACCCTGCGAGCCCGACAAAAGGTTGTCGAGCTTCGCACCCGACTTGCCGAACAGCGCCACCTCGACCGCCGCTCTCTCGGAACGATCGGAAACCTTCTCCAGCGATTCCGCAATCAGCCGGAAGACGTCACCGGCATTCTTGCCCTTCAGCTGATCGATGCTGATTCCAATGGCGTTGAAGGCTTTTATTTGCGCTTCTGAACCGAGCTGGGCCTTGCCCATGCTGATGGTCAGCTTCTGGATGCCGGTTTCCAAATCCTCCTGCGAAATGCCGACCTGTCCAGCGGCATAGCTGAAGGTCTGGAGGTCCTTTGTCGTCAGTCCGAGCGTATCGGCCAGCTCGCTCAAGTGGCTGGCATATTCGAGCGCTGCCTTGCCGGCCGCCACCACCGTTCCAACGGACAATGCCACGCCAAACGCCGCGGCCGTCGATTTGAGCGTGCTGGCAATACCGCTGAACGACTTGTTGATCGATCCGGCCGTGGAATTGGCGTTCTTGCGCGCCCGCGCCATCCCCTGTTCAAAGGATGCGGTGTCCGCGCTCAAGCTCACGCGGAGCGCGCCGATCAGAGCACTCATCGCGTTCCCCTCAGTTGATCTGCCGAATGTTCATCGGCGCACCGGCCGCCTTCAATTGCTGAAGGGCGGCGAACATCTCGTCCGGCGTCTGAGCCCTGCGTTTCGGCTTGTCCGCCAGATACTCGGACAGCTTCTTGAGCCGCTTCGCCCGAGCAAACGCTTCCGTGTGCCACGCCTGGATAATGGCGAGGTCAAATTCCCGCTTCTGGCGGCGTGCAGCGCCTTCCATGATCGCCACGAATGATTTGGGGGTCTGCTTCCAGAACTGAGCTGGATCCAGTCCCGCCCCAACCCACTCGATCAGGAAGCCTTTGATGCTCCACGCCGCTTTGGAGGGTTTTTGCCCTTCGCTTCCACCTCGATATTGAAGGCTCGGCGAAGAAGCTCCGACATCGCCAGCCCGACCGAAACCGAGGTGGCCTTGTCGAACATCAGTCCCGCGGCATTGTCGAGCGTCGTTTCCGGATGGTGCTCCCGAAGAAGCCCCCAGAGCACCTTGCCCAGCAACCCGAGTTTGGCAGTGCCAGTGAGAACGGATGGAAGAATATCATCCATCCGCTGCTCGCTCAGCGTCTCGATTGCATCCAGCGCGCGGAAGTTGATGGCGAGAAGCAGGGTCTGCTCACCGAGCTTCACCTGCTCCTCTTCATAAAACGTCGGGAAATTAGACATGCGTCTCAGTCGGCGAGCCGCTGAAACGGATGCTCAGCGTGGCGGTCATGCGGTCGTCAATGGGAACATTACGAACCCAGCCCTTGACGATGCACTCGCCCGTGATCTCCTGCGTCGTGCCGTCCGCGATCGGCAGCACCACCTTGTAGGAACGGGTGTTGCCATCGGCGACCGCTGCGCGAATGAGAACATCCGTCGCGTTGTTCGGGACATAGTTGAACTCGAACTGGCCCTCGCCGTAATCGATCAGGCCGGCAATGAACTCGCGAGCGGTGGACGCCATGTGCGTAGCTTCCACGTCATCGATCTGCGGGTTCGGCGGGGTAACGGAAAGGACTTCATCGAGCTGGGTGAGGACGTTCGAGGCGTTGTCCAGCCAGAACTCCGTGCCGAGGCCGATGCCCACGTTGGTGGTCATGTGTTAGGCTCCATTTGAAGGAATGCCGCGTCTCCCGACGCTGCGGTTCAGCTTGCCCAAGGCCGAGTAGGGCGTATCCCGTCAGGGAATGGTGTGGCAGATGCTTAGGTCGATGATCTCGCGAAGCCGGATGCCGTCAGGCGTGTCCTCTTGGCCGCTTCCCAATTCAGTGGGAAATATTCCGAGGAAGCGGGTGCCGCCCTGGATCACTCCGGTTGCGCCCTCAACCGCCGCAATCAGATATTCCTTGAGCGTGTGCGTGTCGGCCGATTTCTCGCCCCAGCAGCTTGCTCTGATGCGCGTCGTCCGAGTGACCTGCGGCCCGCCCATGTGCTTGTCCCGCAAACCGAATGCGGTCTCTAAAATGATGCGCGGCATTGGCTTGCCCTGCGCTACCTCATCGCACTCAACTGCCGTCGCGAGGCTCATAATGTCGGCGTCCGCCTTCAGGAGCGAACGCAAGTCCTGCTCCATCATAGCTTGCCCTTCTTTCTCAGCCTCGCCGCTGCTTTCTCGATCTCGGTTCCGAGCGTCTTGGAGATGATCTCCAGCGCCTCGCCCTTGGTGGCTTCCCACGCGCGGGTGAACCACATCTGGGCCGGGTCCTTGTAAGTCCCGAACTCGGTGAACATGCCCCTTCCGAGTGCCGTGCCGACATAGATTTCGGCAAAGCTCTTGCCGTTTCGCCGCACGTCTCGCGATTGACTTCTGGTGAGCCGCGTTCCGACGATGACCGACTGTTCGAGTTTGCCGGTGTCTTCCGGAGCGTTCGCGGAGGCTTCGCGGTCCACCACATCGGCGGCGGGTTTGAGCGAGCGCTTGAGAACGTTACGTGCCGTTGCCTTCGGTAGTTCGGAGAGTGCCGCGTCTAGTTCCTTGAGGCCAGTGACCTTAACTGTCTCCGGCACTCACCGTCTCCACGAACAGCCGGCCCCGGCGAGGCTCGGTCACGTTGAGGATGTTGAACACCCTTCCGTACGAATCCGTAAGCCGGTCCTTCGCGTTGAGGTCGGCCCAGCTCGTATCCTTGCGGATTTCGAAATTGGCTTTGCCGAACGCCTCAGTTTGCGATGCTGCGGCGCGCTCCGCTCCCGTCAAAGGAACGTAGCGCGCCCACACATATGCAAGGTCCGCCCAAGCGCCGGGAACGGTCTGGAAACCGTCGTCCGTCTCCACGCCCTGTCTCTGGAGCGTGATGCGGCGATCGAGCGAGCCTGCATCCATTAGGCCATCGCCGCGCCGGACTCGTGGATCTTCACGTCGATAACCGAGGTGGACGTGCCAATCCCGAGAATGGTGACGTAATCGCCCGTGACGTTATCGGCTAGAGGACGGATGCCGCCCGGTGTTCCCGAAAGGAAATACGGAACGCCCACGGCAACCGTCGCGCCGATGGTGATCGGGCCGCGCGTCAACACGCCGACGGGCTGGTTTGCAGCGGCACCGTTGAGCGCAATCCCTGCGGGCGAGCGAACCGCAGCGGTCGCGCTGTTGCAATCGGCGAGTTTGTAGGTGTTGGTCGAGCTATCTAGATAGACCACCTGGCCCGCAGTGAGCGTCGCGCCCGCGGTGCCTTCGGTGATCGCTGCGCCCGAACCGGCAACAACACTCGTTGCAGTAATCGTAAGATCGGCCATCTAGTGTTTCCTTCAGAATGCGAATGAGCGGTCGTTGGTGAGAAGCGTGTTCACGACTTCGGGGATCTCCCCGGTCGAGCGGTTGTCGTAAAAGTAAGCGATCAGGATCATCAGCGCCGCCTTGAGGGTCTGCGGCACGTCCGAATAACCAGCAACAAAGCGGATGATGACGTTGTTCACGCCGTCCGCGACATCGGGATAGGTCACGTCATCGGGACGCACGATCCACGACGGGTCCGACACGTTGTCGAGCGTGTATTGGTCGCTCGCGAGCGTCTGGAGAGCGCTGTTCGTATCGTAATAGGTGATAGAGGTAATAGACTGGACCGGCCCCTTGGGGAGCAGGATCGCGTCCGAGAAATCGTCCAGCACGAGCTCCCACGTCTGGTCCATGATCGCCCGTCCGGTGACAGCTTCGACATGAGCAGTCGCGGCGGCAATGTAGGTGTCGATCAACCCGTCTTCTTCGGTTCCATCGACCCGGCAATGCTGCTTCGCCTCAACCCGTGTGACGGGATATTCGGTGGGAGCCGTAATCAGCCGCAAGCTCATCGCGTCGCCCTCGAAATGTTGGCTGGTCGGCTATGGATTTGGCCGCTGCGGACCGACTTTCCCGCCGGGCATGATTTGCGGCAGGGCGCGAGATAGCTCGAACTCATAAAGTCGCACCCCACATCCGCTGCAATCAACTCCCCGCTCACCAGAACCAGTCCGGTCAGCGCTGCTACGTCATCGCCTTGGTCGGTTGCGTTCAGCGAGCCGGTCACGTCGGTTGACGCCGTTCCCGTTCCCGCGAACACATCTCCGTCTGTCTCGGTGGCGCTCAGCAGTGCCGTCAGCAGCGCCATGCCGCTGAACGTCGCCACGTCTTCGCCACTCTCGGTTGCAGCGAGCGAGCCGCTGATTCCGCCTTCAAGCGACCCCGAACCGGCGAAGCCATCCGCTCCCGTTTCGGCGGCGGCGAGTTGGCCGGAAATGCCGACCGCTCCCGATGCCGTGGCCGTATCCGAACCACTATCCGTTGCCGCCAGCGAACCGCCAATCGCGACCGATGCGCTTGCGCTGGCGCTATCGGTGCCCGCGTCCGTCGCGGACACGCTGCCGGAAACAGAAACGGTCCCGCTTGCGGCTGCCGTATCGCTTCCGGCGTCGGTTGCGCCCAGGCTTCCCGATACACCGACCGATCCAGACACGGATGCTGTGTCCGCGCCAGCATCCGTGGCGCTGAGCGAACCCGTGATACCAGCCTCGACCGTTCCCGATCCGGCGAACGTGTCACCGCCGCTTTCGCTTGCGGACAGGCTTCCCGCAACACCGGCTGAGCCGGTCATCGCCGCAGTGTCTGTTCCGCTATCAGTCGCTGCCAGCGATCCCGTTATGGCGGGCTGGCTGACCGTCACCGTTTGCGTGGCGGATGTCAGGGTATACGAGCCGCCCGTCGTGGGAGCGCCCGAGACCCTGATCGTATAGCTTCCCGCTGTCGCGCACGTTACCGTGATCGAGGTTGCCGTGGTGATGTTCAGGTTCGTGACGGGATTCGTATTGGCGGTCGTGAGGCCGGTGGCCGCGCCGATCGTAACAAACCCGCCGCCGTTATTGACCTCGAACTTGAGGTCGTAGCGGTTGACCGTCGAAGTTCCCGAAAAGGTGGGCGTCGCGGTGAAGGTGAACGTCGTTCCCGTATTCTGGGAAACAGGACTCGCGGGCGCGGTAAGCGAAACCGCGCTTAGCGTCCGTGCCATTAGCCGTGTGTAATCGTCGCTGAGCTAAGGGTGACGTTCTGCCCGCTGTTGATCGAGGTGTTGTCGAGAATGATGTCCGAGCCCGACGTTCCGACCGTGAGGCCGGTAATCCGAGCCGTTCCGCCGCTGTCCTTGATCCGCGCCGCCGCCGCGGTGCCGCCGGCCGAGGCCGCGACCGTCGAAGCATCAAACGCGAGTGTCCAGACAGAGCCGGATACAGTGCCACTCGTCGCCGATAGGCCGAACGTCGCAAGCACCGAAGCCATGCTCGCCGTGCCGATTTCCAATGTTCCATTCGCCACTGCATCGCGCGTGGCGGTGATGCGCGCGGTCTTCACCGACGCGTCATAGGTTACAGCCATTTCAGATCATCCTGATTGGCACGGCATTGCGAATCACACGGCTCTGGGTAAGCCTTCCTCGCAGCCGTGTAGGGTGCTCCCCTATGCGGTCAGGGGCCGGGAGAAGCGCCAACTTCTTCCCGGCTCCGCCCCAGTTATTTCTTGCGTTTCTCTGCGACGCGCTTCGTTGCGCGCTCGATTTTCTTTTCGGCAGGGACGGCAAAGCCCGCGTCGATAAGGCGAATGGCCTCAGCGTCCGCGAACTCCGCCTCATCCCCAGGGGAGAGGAAGATGCCGCCAGCAAGCCCGACAAGCATCCGCACTCTCATTAGGCTTCTGCCTTCAGCACAACAAAGTTGAGCACGAGGACGTTATCGCCCGCACTTGCGCTGAGGTTGGTCAGCGTGATCTGGAACGATCCAGCAGCAACCGCCGTCACGACGGGAGCAAACAGGCCCGCCGAGGTGTGGGTCTTCACGCAGACGTTAACAACGTCGGTTGCCGCGACCTTGGAATTGGTCACGGTGAACGATGCTTCCGCACCGCCAGCAACCGTCTGCGAAACCGTGGTAATCACGCCCGAGTAGGCGTTGCAGGTCACGCCCGTGGTAATCGAGGTCGCCTGCGTTACGGCAGTCTGACCCTGCACGACCGGAAGGCCATCGCTGTTGCGATAGCCGGTCGTATTGTAGTTGCCAGCCATGTGGCTTTCTCCAAAAAGAGGGGGAGAGCCGAAGCCCTCCCCGGATTAAGGTTAAGCCAGCTTGAGGTGCTTGACCGCGCTCGACTGGATCAGGTCGCCATCGAGACGGACGACGCCAGCGAGGCCGATATTCGGCCAGTAGTATTCGCGGCGGACGCCGATAACCGGCGAGCCAACCTTGCGGACGTAATACTTGCTGAAGTCACCGAACAGGATCAGCTTCTGACCAGTGGTGAAGGTCGAGCTCATCGCCTGGTTGATGCTGTAGGGCTGACCCAGAAGGGTGGCCGGAGCATTCCCGCGAATGTCGCCAAGCGACCAGATATACTGACCGTTGCCGTCCTTCAGCTTGCGAGCGGCAGCGAGAACGCTGTCGTGCATCATGAACCGGCACTTCGGCGAGGCCCGGTACGCCGGGTCAACCGAGTGCAGGAGGTCGATCACCTCGTCAGCAGTGAACGCCGTGGTCGAAGCCGCCGTCTTGCCGGCCGCCGAAGCAGTGACAATGCCGTTGGGATCGCCCGTGCCGTCACCCGTGGTCAGCTCGGTGTTGACGCGGCGCGCGATACGCTCGCCGAGCAACGAACCGATAAGCTGCTCGACGTTGATGTTGCTGTCAGCCAGCAACTCCATCGAGATCTGAACCCATGACGTGTCGTAAGCGAACGCGTTGAGCGTCATCTTGCCGAACGTCACGTCCTTCGAGCCGTCGTCGGTCATCGCGGCAGCTTCCGTGTGCTGCGAGATGGTCACCGAGGTGTCGTCCACGGTCGGGAAGTCGATCGGATTGCCCGAAGCAGTGTTCAGGACGTTGCAGATCGCCTCGTCATACATCGGACCCCACATCTTCATCGTGCGGTCAACTTCGGCCGCAAGATCGGTCGGGACGGTGTATCCACCGGCAGTCGTGGTGCCGGCCGTCTGGGCGCGGAACTCGGTCATGCCTGCCCGGATCGCCGCGCGGTGCTCGGCGTCGAGCTCCTGCGGATCGAAGCCTGCGCGGGCGAGCGCAACGAACGCCTCGCGATATTCGGGCCTCTTCGCCTCTTCGACACCGCGTGCCTCGCCGCCCTGGTCAGGCCGGCGCTGCTCACGGATTTCCGTGGCCGCCGCTTCGAGCTTCGCCTGGCGCTCTTCCTTGGCGATCATCGCCTCAAGAGCGTCAAACTCCGCCATGATCTTGTCGTGACGCTCGGTCAGCTCCTGCGAGCGGGCCTCATCGGTGTTGGTCTTGATTTCCTCAAGCGCCTCGCGGGCCTGAGTGACAAGGCGACCGCGCTTGTCCTGCATGTCGGTCAGGTTCATTTTGGGTCTTTCTGTGAGAGAGCGCCGTCGTCTCGACGGTGCGGATCACGCCTTTCCCAAGGGCTATAGGGCTCGGCTTGCGCCGGGATTATTCGGGCTTGATGCCCCGAAACTTGTGTTCGGCCTCAGCCTTGCGCGCTGCGATGCGGGCGCGGGCCTGTGATGCGTTGTGCTTGGCACGCTCCAATTCCTCAGCGGATTTGCGCGCTTCCTCCATCGAGCGGAGGGCGGAGGTTGCGTCCGGGTAAGCCGGCATTGTCACCGGACCCACCTCGTAGAGATTCGCCTCGCGGATCGTGCGGAGCGGCATGTCGCCGCTGAAGTCCCACTCGTCCCCGCCTTCAGGGATGTCGAACATGAAGCTCGAACCGTCCACGTCGCCGCGGTCCATCGACACTTGCAGATCGCGGGCGGCTGAGGTGTCGGGAAGGTCCACTTCGTAGCGGAGCCCGTTGTCATCCTCGACCAGCCGGAGCGTTCCGGATTTTGTGCGGCCGAGAACCTTGGACTCGTCGTGGTTGAAGAACGAGAACACGTCGCCGCCAAGCGCTCGCCTGAACGCCCCCGGAAGGATGCGTTCCCGAAAGCTGCGGCCGATCACGGTCTCGCTATTGAACACGGCGCCATATCCGGCGACCTGTCTGCTTTCGCCATCCACCCGGATCTCGACCGGAGATTCAATTTTGCGACGTTCCATCCTGCTCCCCATTGGGCGGTGGCGTTCCCTGAAGTTGCTTGCCGGCGTCCTCGATCGGCACCATTGCGCCCTGCATGTAGAGCCTTGATGCCGCAGGGTTGCCGCTCGGCTCCTGCCCCATGTATTTCGCGCCCGTTTCGGGCGAATAAACCGCGCACTGAACCAAGCTGGCCACCGCTTCTGCGCGGGCCTTGAAGTCGCCGCGGAGCAACCCGTCCAGGTTGTGCTCGACGTAGCGACCGCCGTTCCGTTGCCCGAACAGCTTGAGATTGCATTCCTGCTCGAACGTATCGGCCCACTGCCCGACAAGATGCTTCACGAAGAAGAGGTCTTGCTGCTCGGTGTTCGAGAACGTCCCGTTGGTCAGGTCTTGCAGGAACACGGGCGGCATCTGGTAGAGGCGGGCAATCTGCTCGACCACGAACCGCTGTCCGTCCGTCATCTGCCCCTTTTCCGGCTCGTAGCCGATTGGCCTCAGTTCGTGGCCTGCGGGGAGGGGGACGATTTGCGAACCGGAGTCCTTGGCGACGTTGATTGCCCGTTGGATATCTTCGAGGGCGCGCTTTTGCGTCTGCGGCCCAGCGGCCAGAGGGCCGAACAGCCCCAACGGCGGAACCCCGCCGCCAGCGAAGAACTTCGCGCCGTATCTCGTCATGGCGATGGCGAGCTGAATGACTTCTGCGCCCTGCGTAATCGGGCTGTAGTGACAGAGACCGTCCGGTTTAAGCATAAAGGGAACGTCGATGATTTCGTTGGCAGAATAGAGCTTTCCGCCGACTTCGTAAGTCGTTACTCCCGTTGCCGTCCGCTTGAACTTCGCCTTGCGCGGATCGATCGGCCACAAGCCGATGATGTTGGTTCCGCTGCGTTCGATGTAGAGCAGGCCGCGACCGCCGGTAAAAACCTGTTGCCAGAAGTGCTGACGAAGCTTGAAGCTCGTCCACTCCGCATTGGGTGCTTCGTGGATCAGGGTCTCCAGCCCGCCCTCGATCCGCTCTCCGCCGTTAGCTGAGCGGTAGGCGTGCAGGGGTAGAGCCGCCAGTGTGCGGGACAGAAACGCCACGGCCGCCCATAGCGCGGGTACGGTGAGCGCCGAATCCATTGTCACGCTCGGCAAAGAAACATCGCCAAGACCGAACACCTGGAGAATGTTCGCTCCCGGCGTTTCGATGCCGGGTATTTCCGTAATTATCCGCTGTTCAACGCCGAGCGCCTTCCGCCACGACCACCTCATGCGTTCACCAGCGAAAAGTTCGGATCATCCCACGGCGAAACGGGAACGGCTTCCTGCATCATCGCCTCAACCCCTTCCGCCATTGCCAATGCAACAAGACCATCGATGCGGCCCGTCGCTTTCGCCTTGTCCAGTTTTCGGTTTCCTGCCGGGTCAGAGACCGCGACAGCATTTGCCGCGCACATCGCCAGCACCGGATGCCCGCCGTGGCGGACGCATTCTTTCAACAGGTCCGCTTCCAGCGCGTCCAAAGCGGGGCTCATGCTCATGTAGCCCTGACCAAACGGCTCAAGCGGGAGCTCGACGCCCTGCCTTGCGAGCGCCTGTTGCATTCGGTCCATTCGCCAGCGATCAAAGCCGATCTTGGCTATAGAAAGTCCGCTGGTAAGCTCGCCAATATCTCGCGCAACGTAATCGTAATCGATGACCCTGCCGGGGGTTGTTCGTAGCAACCCATCCCGTACCCAGACATCATAGGGCGCTTTATCGCGACGCGACGCCTCGGATACGGATTCGACCGGCATCCAGAAGAATGGCCGAACGTGAACGACGCCATCTTTCCGGCATATGAGAACGAGGGCGGTAAGGTCGGTTGTGGCCGAGAGGTCGAGCCCGCCATAAACAACTCCGTCCAGTTCTCCGGGCGCACCGTTGCCGGCCTTCCACACGCCCGGAGACACGAATGCCGCAACCATGTTGACGCGTTGATTCAATGTGAGGACGCGGAACGTATTCTCCGCGCTCGGCATTCTCAGCGCTTGGGCGGCTTGTTCCTCAACGTCCCTTCGAGAGCGGAACAACCCGATCGCCGGGTTAGCCGCCTTCCACGCTTCCTCGTCGTCTAGCGCGCAGTCTTCGGGAGCCGCGTAAACGTGGGAGACAATAGCAGGGTCGCCACTTCGCTCGGCGTCATCGAGCCAGATAGAAAACAGATCCGCATCAGTCGGCGCTTGCGTTGAGATCGCGATGAGTAAAGGCTTCTCATGCGCGCCTTGCGCCGTTGTGATGGCGTCAATGAACGCATCCTGCGGCCCCTTCACCTGACCAACTTCGTCCAGGATCGCGAGCACAGGACTGAGCCCGTGTGCCGTAGTCCCTTCGGCCGCCAGTGCCCGATATTCCGTGTTCATCGGAAGGCCGATCAGCCTCTTGCCCGACGGCACTATCCGAACCAGCTTCTTGAGCTCGGGCGATAGCTCGATCATCTTCGCCGCGAGGTTGAAGACTAGCGCCGCTTGGTCCCGCGAACGAGCGCCAGACACGAGCTGCGAGTTCAACACCGCTTCCGGACCCACGAGGTGAGCCAGTAGCAGGCAGGCGATCAAAGCGGACTTGCCGTTCTTTCTCGCGATGGCGAGGTAGGCCCGCCTTGTGCCTGCGGGATTGTCGTAAATGTCTAGGACGAACTTGCGCTGAAAGTCAGCGAGTTTGATCGGTTGCCCGACCAGCGAGCCTTCCGGTATCCGAAGATGTCGTTCGATGAAGGCGCAAACCTTCTCGCCGCGGGTCATCAGTTGAGCGACGGCCTCGCGATGAGGTCATCATCCATCGGGTTGTCCTTGACGATCCCGCTTGCCTGCGCCCTACGCTTGCCAACGTCCCTTGCCTCACCTTCGGCTCCGCGCCCGTGCTGCTGGAGCGTGCGAAGGTAAGCCATTTCCAATCGCTGAAGGTCGCTCATCCGCGAAACCATCTTGGCTTCCGGTAGAGGATCGTTCTCGATCGCCTCACGCAGCTTCTGAATCTGCCATTGCGTCCAGGCGAGATTTGAAGCCGTCGCAAGTAAGGCGGGGGTGCCTTCCCATTCCTCGCGCGTGCGCCCCCGCGTGATGGCCTCCCAAAAAGGCATCGCCGCTTCTGGCAGCGGGCAATGCTCAGGCGGACTCAACGTGTCTAACGCCGAGGCCATGACGCGAACCGCCGCAGTAGCACTGTCGATGCGCTGCTTTCGAGCGGTCATGGGAAAATCCTGTATTAGCGTTTTTTTTCTTG